GAATAGAATTAGAATTCTCAGAGATTACAAGGAGAACAATTCAAGTACAAGTAGATAGAGGTGCAACAGGTACTGGAAAAATTATAGAAGGTGATGCTAGAGATTTACATGAACATGTTGGAAATCAACAATTTGATATGGTTATAAATGGAACACCTTATCCAGTTCTTGGAGGTGGTCAATCAGATGCACCAGAAAGAGGTATGACTTCTAAGGGTTTAGGAGCATCAATACAATACCAAAAAGATAAGAACGTCGGAGTTCTAAAAGGTAAAGTATACTGGGAAACTATATTAGCAATATATACAGCTGCTATAGATAAATTAAAACCTGGTGGAAAATTCATTACACTTATCAAAGATCCAACACAAAAGAAAGCTCCGTGGTTATTACACAAAATGGTAGCTGAATTACTTATGGAAAATCTTCCAGTAAAACCTTATGGTACTTTTGTACACAAACATTTGCCACAAACTTTGTTTATGAATACATATCCAAAACAATGGCCAGATGCAAAACAGATTCCCTTATATCAAACAGGTACAGTACTTGAAAAATATTAGGGGTTTACTTTTAACTAAAACTATGATATAATACACATTATGAAACCACTAATGATACTTAAACAAGCGGCCGATCTTATTGCTAAGAAAGGTAACGACTATCAAAATCCTAAATCTAGGATTCGCCAAGCAGATTACTATCCAAACGGTGCACAAACCATTTTAGATATTATGACTGGCAAAGTTAATCGCATGCACTCTGTTCTCGATGCTATGCGTGATGATGAAAACTATATGGAAAACTTCGAATCATTGCAAGATTCTGCAATCGATTTAATTAATTATTCCGCATTCTTTTCAGCATACCTAGATTATGATATTGATGGCCAAACTCCAGATCGAGACATATTCAACAGGAACATAATCAAAGATGATAACTCTTAAACAAGGATTACATAATCTTCGTAAAGACTTACTCGACAATGGGTATGAAATAGAAACAGAAAGATGGCAAGGTGGTACTGATCACCCTGGCTTCTTAGAAATACTGCATGCAGATATGCAGGCACAAATGTATGATAATCAATCCACCGCTAGTGAAGAACTTAATGCTTCTCAACCGTGGGCAGATATACATTTCCAAGAACGTGTTGGCGGTGAGCCACTTAATCCACCACCATCACATAGTATGTGGCTAAAAGATACAGATAAATATCTTATGGATGAAGCTTTTTCACATAGCTATCCAGAAAGAATGTGGCAAGATACAGAACAAATGGGTGTTAGATTTAATATTGCAGATTTAAACACCGCGGTAAAATTACTTAAAAAAGAACCTACAACAAGACAATGCTATATACCAATCTGGTTTCCAGAAGATGGTACAGCTGCTCTCGCGGGCGAACGCGTCCCGTGCACGTTCGGGTGGCATTATATGCTAAGAGATAATAAACTACATTGTGCATATCATATGCGATCCTGCGATGTTATGCGTCATTTACATAATGACTTATTCTTTGCTAATGCACTATGCTTATGGTTAATCGAACAATCAGGATTAGATGCTAAGCCAGGTATAATGCATTTCTCAGCATCATCTTTACATTGTTTTCAAGTAGATAAATATGGATTAAATAATATGGTGAATGGTTAATATGTGTGGATTTTTAATACATCAAAGAGATCATACCGGCGTAAATGGTATGCAAGCGATAAGCGAAATGTCTTATCGGGGTTTAAGAACTAAATATAGAGGATATAAATCTTATAAAGAATATGATATGCTTCATACGGCTTTGCCTATGGTAGATCCAGATCCTGATGTATCAATTCAACCTATTCAATATGACGATGAACCACCTTCATTATTTGTTGGTGAAATATTTAATTATAAAGACTTTGGTGATTATCCTAGTGATGCTCACATGATTCATTCTAAATATAGAGAAGAACTGAACCACGAATTCTTTCATAAGTTCGATGGGTTCTGGAGTTATGTTACATTCTTTAATGATGCACCAATAGCTTACACAGACTTCTTAGGAATTAAACCAATCTATTATCGTAGAGATGTAGAAGTTATGGCATCAGAGCCTGATGTATTAAAACAATATGGACCAGTTACAAGAGATGAAATATTCCATTCGAATGTTATGAAATGGGGTTATGACCCTCAAGGTGGAACACCATGGAATGAAATTCATCAATTAAAACCTGGACACTTCTTATATAAGGGTAGAGAATATCCTTATTGGGATTGGGGTTCAGTTCCTGTGAGCAATTTATACGATGACCTCAGCTTAGCGGTTAAACTAAGACTAGGTGGATTCAGAGACGCAGCCGTTCTACTGTCAGGTGGTTTAGACTCCACTATCGTATATCAGCTTATTAAACAGCAAGGACTAAATGTTACAGCTATTCATGTTGATAATCATGAAGAAAAATATGCTAAGATGATTGAAACTGATTTAGTAAAAGTTACCTTAGATGAAATAACAGATGAAGAAGCTGTACGTATACATCAAAGCCCTGTAGATTTAGGATCAGTTAAACCACAGATTGCTATGGCAAGAAAGCTAAAAGAATTAGGTTTCCATAACGTATTAACTGGTGATGGTGCAGATGAACTATTTGGCGGCTATCGAAGAGCAGAAGAATATGATTCACAAATGTCAGATATATTCTGCGAATTACCATTCTATCATTTACCTAAATTAGATAGAACAATGATGAGATCTACCGTAGAACTACGTGCACCATTCTTAGCACCAAGTGTAATAGTACATGCATTAGCATCAAACTATGAAGATCGTAATGGTGAAAAGAAAATATTAAAAGAAACATTTAAAGATATTATACCACCTAAGATTTTAAAACGTAAAAAAGAACCATTGAAAACAGATGCTATACGTGAAGATAAAATGAAGCAAAGAAAGATTAACGCAGAGATATGGAAAGAATTATATGAATCAGAAGTGGGATAAAAGATATTTAGCTTTAGCTGAACAGATTGCTAGCTGGAGTAAAGATCCAAGTACCCAAGTAGGTGCTGTTGCTGTGAATGATCAGGGCAATGTTGTTGCACAGGGATATAATGGCTTTCCTAGAGGTATAGAAGATACCGATCTAAGGTATAATGACAGACAGCTTAAATATAAATATGTGGTACATGCAGAAACAAACTGTATATACAATGCAGCATATAATGGTAATTCACTAGATGGATGCACAATGTATGTTTGGCCTTTACCAGTATGCCACGAATGTGCAAAAGCTATTATACAATCAGGGGTTGTCAGGGTTGTGTCTCCACAATTTACTAATCCCGAAACTGAAATCAGATGGAAAGATTCATGTGCACAAACAATGGAAATGTTTGAAGAAGCCTACGTACAATATGATTTCATTTAGGGGTTTACATTTAGCCCGTTCTATGGTATAATAGTACCAATAAAAATTAAAAGAGGAAATTAATGCCAAGTATAGATTTAAGACCTCGCAAGAGGCATCCAAAAGATAAGCGACCTTCGAAGCCAATGCCATTCGATGTTGCACTTAGAAAATTTAGAAAAGCCTGTGATCGTGCAGGTATTGTTAACGAAGTTCGTAAAAGAGAATTTTACGAGAAACCAACCGCAAAGCGTAAAAGAAAGAAAGCCGAAGCAGTAGCTAGGTGGAGAAAGAAAGAACGCTCTATGCAATTAGGACCAGAAAGGAGATATTAATATGGGAATAATGGATAAACTAAAAAAGAATTCTAAGATCAAAGGTACAGATGTACTAGAAGATTCTATATTCTTTGGAGAAAAAGACGTAGTAACAACAGATGTTCCTATGATTAATGTTGCATTATCTGGCGACGTAGATGGTGGATTAACATCAGGACTAACAGTATTAGCTGGACCATCTAAACATTTTAAAACATCATTTGCATTGCTTATGGCTGGTGCTTATATGAAAGAACATAAAGATGCGGTATTATTATTCTATGATTCAGAATTTGGTTCACCACAATCATATTTCGAATCATTTGGTATTGATACTGGCAGGGTATTACATACACCTATTACAGATGTAGAACAACTTAAGTTTGATTTAGTTAACCAATTAGATGAAATCGATCGTGGTGATAAAGTTATTATCGTTATAGATTCTATTGGTAATTTGGCTTCTAAGAAAGAATTAGAAGATGCACTAAATGAAAAATCAGTTGCAGATATGTCAAGAGCTAAAGCATTAAAGGGATTATTTAGAATGGTCACTCCTTATCTTACCATGAAAAATATCCCTTTACTAGCTGTTAATCATACATACCAGGAAATGGGATTATTTCCAAAAGCAATCGTATCAGGCGGAACTGGTATATATTATTCAGCAGATAATATTTGGATTATTGGAAGACAACAACAAAAAACCGGAACAGAGATTAAAGGTTATAACTTTGTAATTAATGTAGAAAAATCTAGGTTCGTAAAAGAGAAATCTAAAGTACCTATCTCAGTTACCTGGGAAGGCGGTATATCTCCATATAGTGGATTACTAGATGTTGGTCTTGCTGGTGGATATGTTACTAAACCAAACGTTGGTTGGTATGCTAGAGTCGATCATGCTACAGGAGAAGTTATAGATCCTAAAGTCAGAGAGAAAGATACTCTAACCGAAGAATTTTGGAAACCGATATTCGAAGAAACAGATTTCAAAAAGTTTGTTAAAGGTCATTATCAAATAGGGCATAAGCCGCTATTAGATGTAAATTTAGATTTACAAGAAGAAGAAAATAGTGTATAATATAACCCATAAAGATTATACTTTTGTTGAGCACGAAAACATCGACTTCTACGGAATAAGATTAAATACTCGATTTAAAGACGTAACCCTTATATATGGTAAGGTTGGTATTAAAGAATCACCCGAACTAGACATAGCGACTTTGTCTTTTACATATAATATTCAGGATCCGGGAGATTACGATCACGACAAATTATGTAAAGACACAGAATTTAATAACTATATTGGCGCTGTTTTAGAACATATAATTAATGAAACAATGGCTGATAAATTAGACGAGGATATAATTGGACATAACGAACCAAATACAGACACACACGCTGAATCATCTTCTTAATAACGAAGATTACTGCAGGCGTGTTATACCTTTCTTAAAGAAAGAATACTTTGATCAATCACATAAAGTTGTGTTTGATCTTATGGTTAAGTTTGTTGGTACACATAATAAACTACCAACAGGTAAAGTATTAGAATTAGAATTACAAAAGCTAACTTTACCTGCAGAAGAACTAAATTCTGCGGCAGTTCTTATCAACGAACTTAAAACTAAATCGGATATCGATACCGAATACTTAATCAATGAAACAGAAAAATGGTGTAAAGAGAAAGCTGTTTACAATGCCATTATGGAATCTATCCAGATCATTGATGGTAAGACCGAAAAGAGCGACGGAGCAATACCTGAAATACTATCCGAAGCTCTTGGCACATCTTTCGACCAAGCTATTGGTCATGATTATATAGACAATTCAGATGAAAGATTTGAATTCTACAATCATAAAGAAGCTAGAATCCCATTCGATTTAGATTATATGAATAAGATTACTAAAGGTGGTTTACCAAACAAAACACTGAACATAGCATTAGCTGGTACTGGTGTTGGTAAATCATTATTCATGTGCCATTGCGCAGCATCAAATTTACAAATAGGTAAAAACGTTTTATACATTACAATGGAAATGGCAGAAGAACGTATTGCTGAACGTATAGATGCTAACCTAATGGATTATCCTATACAATCACTTAGTACTTTACCGAAGAATGTGTTTAATTCTAAGATAGAAAAATTAGCAACATCCAGTATTGGTAAATTAATTGTTAAGGAATATCCAACTGGCGCTGCCCACACTGGACATTTCAGAGCTTTATTAAATGAATTAAAGCTCAAAAAGAACTTCAAGCCCGATATAATTTATATCGATTACTTGAATATTTGTGCTTCTTCCCGCATGCGTGGGCTCGGAGGAAGTATAAATAGTTATTCGTACATCAAAGCTATTGCAGAAGAAATGCGTGGCCTTGCTGTCGAATTTAATGTGCCAATAGTTTCGGCAACTCAGACCACTAGGTCTGGATTCAGTAATACTGACGTCGGACTAGAGGACACTTCGGAATCATTTGGATTACCGGCGACAGCTGATCTAATGTTTGCTCTAATATCTACAGAGGAACTTGATGAGCTAGGTCAAATTCTGGTAAAACAGTTGAAAAATCGTTATAACGATCCGACCAAATATAAACGCTTTGTAATTGGTATAGATCGTTCCCGCATGAAACTATACGATGTAGAGGAATCCGCTCAGACAGATATTATGTCTGATATGGCTCCGGATAAACCAATAAATAATTTCGGTGATAGGGATTCGAAAGATACCTTCGCTGAATTTAAAATATAGGAGAAAATATATGGACGTTATATTAAACGCCAAAACCTGGATAGTCGACCGACTAAAAGAAAGAACTTCACATGACGGAATCTTATTGATTGCTGCTTGTGGTTCTGTACTTTTATTTGGTGGATTAGCCAAGCTACTCGCATGGGTAGGATTATTATGGGGTGTTTATACACTCGTGAGGAAGGAGGCTTAGTATGTTTAAGAAACTACTTCCGCTATTAGCGGTTGCAATCTTTGCCCCTTTAACATACGCTGATTTCGGTGGATCAGTTGGAGTTAGCTCTGACTACTTCTGGAGAGGCGTATCTCAAAACGATGGTAATCATGCTATAGATCTAGACCTTCATTATCAAGGTAATGGATTTTATGCAGGTGCTTGGGGAA